TGTGTGGCCTGAGTATTGGAAGCTAGATGAATTAGAAAAAGTAAAAGCAACACTACCCGTTGGTAAATGGAACGCGCAATGGATGCAACAACCAACGTCTGAAGAAGGTGCAATTATAAAACGTGAGTGGTGGCGTAAGTGGGATCATGATTGGATACCAGATTTACATCATGTAATACAATCTTATGACACAGCATTTTTAAAAAAAGAGACAGCGGACTATTCTGCTATAACCACTTGGGGTGTATTTTATCCAGACAATGATTCTGGACCTAATCTAATGCTTCTTGATGCTATAAAAGAACGTCTAGAGTTTCCAGAATTACGTCGTAGAGCGCTTGAGCAGTATAAATATTGGCAGCCGGAGACTGTAATAGTTGAGGCTAAGGCATCTGGAATGCCTTTGACGTATGAATTAAGACAAATGAATATTCCAGTTGTTAACTTTACACCAAGCAAAGGAAATGATAAACATTCTAGAGTAAATGCATGTGCACCGTTATTTGAGTCTGGTATGATTTGGGCTCCAGAACAAAATTTTGCAGATGAAGTTATAGAAGAATGCGCTGCATTCCCACATGGCGATCATGATGACTTAGTCGATAGTATGACTCAAGCCGTTATGCGATTCAGACAAGGCGGCTTTGTCCAACACCCTGAAGATTATGAAGATGAACCCACAGAGCAGAGGAAAAAAACGTACTATTAATGGATGAAATTATAAAATTATTGATGAACATGGGTAAAACCAAAGACGAAGCTCTTGAGTTTGTTGGTAAAGATGTGCCTAAAGGTGGTATTGATGATGTTGGATCAAATATTATTAAACCTATTACTAAAAAAGTTGCAGGAGACTACCCTTTAATAGGATCACGAATCACGGACCCTACACAACAAGGTCAATTTGGTAAATATTTTATACAAACACTAGATCCTGAAGACAGATACAATTTAATTAGACAATCTATTGATGACCAAAAAGAAAATTGGCAAAAAACTTTTAGTTTTATACGTACAGGTGGTTACAAATTAAGTGATTTACAAAAACAAAACTTAAATTACAATTTAGGTGTGCTGCAACGATCACAAGTTGTGCTTAAAGACATTACAAAAGGTTTAGAAGCAGACGGAATTGATGTAAATAATTTATATAACTCGTTTGTTCAAAATAAAAGATTTTTAGGCAGCAAAGGTACAGGTTTAAGTAGTGAAGGTGAAAGTATTTTAGAATATATAAATAAATCTAAAGAAAAATTAGAAGATTTTACAAAACTAGGAAAAAAACAAGAAGAAATTTTAGCACAACAGAAAAAAGACAACGATGCACGTATGAAACGACTTTATGAAGGTCGTGCGTACGAAAAAGCAGATAGTTTTTATAGAGCTTTAGGTGGTTATCACTTGCCCAAGCTTCATGAAGCAGGAATCATTAACCTTGACCCTAAAATATACGAAGCAATAAAAAAAGGACACTATCATCACGGTGGTGCAGACTTTTTTGCGCCTGATCCTAACAGAGTTTTACGATATCACTATGGTACAAAAATATTTGACGATCTAGATGATGTAATTGACAAAGCAGCAATGGATGGTGAGGTTGCGCTTGCAGGTAAAGATGGTATGATTAAATTTTTAAAAGAAAATGACTATCTACCATTTAAAAAAGACGGACCAGAAAATGCATTAGATTATATGCTTGCTGGAGAAAAATTAGAACGTGTTAGAGAGTTAGATGAATCAGTTAAATTTATAAAATCTGGTCAAAGTCCTTTCTATAAAACACCTGATCAAATTATGGATAGAGTTATGGAAAACGCTAACGATAAATTTAAATATTTAGATTCTTTAAAAAGAACAGATCCAGGTAAATTTGAATTGTATCAAAAAAATATATCAGAAGAACCTTTCTTTGGTGTTGACATAGGACAGAATGATTTGTTTGGTGACTTGGCTGATTTAACATATCCTAAAGACAAAGGTGATTTACTACAGTTTCCTAAAAAAGAAAAAAAAGGAATTAAAGCAATAGCTGCAGATTCTGAAGAAGGTAAAAAAATTACAGAAAATGTTGTTAAACTTGCTGACCCTGTTGCAGAAGCTGTTGCAGCAATAAAAGCTTTAAAACCAATGGAGGCTATGAAAGAAGCAAATAAAGTTGCAGGTAAACAAGGTAACTACGCAAATTTATCTGACGAACAAATTAATAAAATTATAGAAGATACTAACGACCATATATTTCAAAGAGATCCTCCAACAGATGACTTTGACATGGCAGAGGGAGGTATAATAGGTTTAAGATGAAATACATATACAACCCAATAACCGGAACACTTGATGATGTAGAAACACCTAATCTAGGTGAGAAGTATTTTGCTAGCGCAGAGACTGATGCAATTAAAGACATGATGAATGAGAAGTTTGGTCCAGAAACTATTAAAACTTTAGATGAAATAGATCCAATACCAAACCCATACAAAGACTTTGAAGATAGAAACCTTACGGCTGGAATTGAAGATGAGACTAGAGATTACTATTTAAAATATTTAAAAGACAGACCGAAAAAATCTAAAAGAAAACCTATTCCATTAAAAAAATTTGCTCCAGCATTTATAAGAGAAAACGCAGCAGATGGCGGAATGATGATTGGTGGTGGAATTATAGGTGGTACAGATACCGGTGATGGTAGAACTGGTTTTGCAAATGTATTTTTAGATGAAGGAAAAAAATCTAGATTTAGCGCTGGCACTGATACAATTGTAATTGACGGAAAAGAATATAGAAAAATTTCAAAAATAGGTGATCCTAATTATGGAAAATATGTTTTTAGAAGCAGTGAATCTACAGGAAAAAAAGATTCTAAAGGTAGAATTATTAGTAAAGAAATAAGTAAATATTATACAGAAACTGAACTTAGAGCAAGAATTGCAAAAGGTTCACAAACCGGGAAAGCTAAATATATTCCTACAAAAGAATATACTCAATCTTTAGAAGATATTAAAGCATTTGTTAAAT